CGGAGGTGCAGGGTTCGGTATCGGCGCCAACCTGGTCGGATTCCCCGGAGGTCTCTAAACCCATAATAAAAAGTGTTTAGGGAATATTCCCATTTTTCATTTTATATAGGCTTACTATATAAAATGGACTATCTTTCATTTTCAATGACACCTATGTGCATATTCATGATGACAGTTATGTTTGTATTATATGTTCTTCTAGCACCAGGACTTATATTGCGTATACCTTCAAATGGATCAAAACTTACTGTAGCGATTGTTCATGGTATAGTGTTTGTTTTCTTGGTACATCTAGCCTGTTATATTTACTGTAAAGATATGCCTATGTCAAAACTCATGTAGACCAATCTAGAGGCTTGTATTTTCGATAGATAGATAAATGTATCTATCGAGATAGAATGCGCCGAAAACCGAATCAAATCAAATAGTCGGAAAGAAACACCAGTCCAAGTCATTGCACACCTTCTTCCAAATCAAATCCGTCGATTTCTGTTTCTGTTGATCCTTCATCAAAGGAATATACGGCAAATACTGGGTCTGGTCCAAGAGTACACACAGTTGGTAAAGAGTGTACGTATAATTGAAGAAATTAGTACGATCCGGAGGACAATGTGTCGCCCACGGTTTCTGAATCTCAATAAACAAAACACACAAAGTTTCATGTAATTCCTCGCTCATAACGGGGGGCTTAATACCAAACATCGAATTAATAAACTGAATATGCTCAAAATACTTATTTAGACCCAATTTACGCAAGATCTCGCGCATCTTGGTGTAATTCAATACAGACAAATCCTTAATACGCTCCTTCTTAATGCGGGCACGAATCGCCTCGATAACTTCATCCGGAATCTGTGTAGTCTCTTTTGCCTGGAATTGCGACAAGATTTCCTTGAAATGATTTAGGCGAATATATGCCGTATACGACACTTCATTCGGCGGTTCTTTGTTATTGGGTTTAGAGCTATCTACAATATACATTATAAACTTACCACACTGATTATTATTACAAATAAGAATACCCTCTTCGTCATGCGGAACTAGTTCACCCTTATGACAACTTTGACACACATCGGATGCATTAATATAATCTTGGGGGTTGATAAACTCATTGGATACGTTTTTCCAGAATTGTTCGTAGAGTTTCTTGGACTGTGTGTATTTATCGGGATCTACGCGATCAGGATTCTTGGACCGGACTTTGAAGAATGAATGCAAGACGTTAACTGGTTTTATTTCACCGGAAGATATCTGTTTCTTTTCTTCGAAATAGTCAAAAATATAGGTCGAATTGTCCAAGAAGTAGCGCTTTTTCTGTGATTTTAGGTTCTTAATTTCTGCTTTTTTGGCGTCGATTTGGTCGCGGATATTTAGATATTGTTCTACTTGGTCTTCATTGAGATTCTTAATGGCGTGCTTTAGTTCGGTTATTTCGTCTTTTAAGCGTGGGATATCCTCGGTTTCTACTTTGTGAAAATGATCCAGCATTTCAGTGTGTTTTTCATCGATTGATAAGATATTCTTGGGTGGTTTTTTATGTGGAAGAGCCGATTGCATAAAATCAATAGTTTATACAAATAAATAATATTGAATATTTATGTATGTTTTGACGTAATAATCTATTATTTACACCCGTTTACACCCTTGAACACTGTAAACCATGTTTGATGGTTATGTCTTCAAAGGTATACATCTTCATTAGTGTAAAAACTCTAAACACGTAATATTAACAAAAAACAAATAGTACTACAAAACATATAATGGCGACAACAACACAAATTTTTATTGAAAAGACAAATGAACCCATGAGTGAAAAACGATTAAAAAAAATGATATTTATAATGAATACTTTAGAAAAAGGATGGACTGTTAAAAAACGAGACCAAGAATACATATTTACCAAGAAACACGAAAACCGGCGCGAGGTTTTCCGCGAAAACTATTTAGAAACATTTGTCCAAGAGAATTTTGATCATGGAATTTTGAACAAGATTGATCATTCATGAATTTCGCTAAATAACCGAAAGATCAATAATATATCAAAATCTTATAATAAATCGCTACAAGCCATAACTATTTTTTCATCGTCCGATAAACGTTGAAATAACAAAATATCGTTCATTTTGATTTGTATAAATCCGTAGTGTGCTCGTAATAATAAATGTGGTCCTGTATCACTAAAAATCACTTTTACTAACGACCCTCCATACTTCAACATACCTTTTATGGATGGTTCTTCTCCGTCTATTTGAGATTCTCCTGTCCATTCTGCTGTCAATTTATTTATCGGTATCCATCTTAATGTTCGACCGTTTTTTAATTGATAAATGCGATCAATGTATCTATAGTCTACCAATTTCTCACAAAAAAGAGGTATCATATTCTCCTTAATTATTGGGTTATGATCGCGTAAAACTTCAACAATTTCTTTTGAAATACCTGCTAAAGAATATTTTTCATAGAATTCTTTATCGACTTGTTCTGCGGATTCTAATAATTCCGCAATATTTAATTGTGATTCCAACGCAGGATTATTTCGTTCTGATTTTACTAATTGAGAAATTCTCATTATCTATACACAATACAATGTTTTTGTATTGTTTATTGTGATTTATTATACATTTGCTGTGTAAAAATGTGTCGACAGCCCAATATACGGTATCATGGATTTCAAATATCCGATAACACCTTCTGTTAAAAACGTATTCAATAATAAAAATAATGCACTTGCAAAAATAATATCGCTATCTGAACTATTTAAGGTATGGTATCGTAAAGGGTTAAACCTTATAATAAGGATTGAAGCAATAAATATTTGTATAGTGGTAATCATAATTTTGATATAGGCAGTATTTACATAAAATAGTCCTACTATCACGAAAAAATACAGACAATATAGAATGATCAACATAGAATAATAAATGGGTTTGGTTATTTTTTCCAATATTTGATCAATGTATAAAAAACCCTGGTTTATTATAGATAGTTTCATATATTTGCTATTATTGTATCTAATATCCGATATATTGTATAGATATAATATTTGTAATCTGTACTACACTTCGCACTACACTTCGCACTATAAAGACGAATGGCTTAACCATCTTATAGGTTTCCATTGTACATAGGAATGTGGATGGTCTGGGTCTGTCGGTAGCCCAGGTATAATATTCTCCATAAAATAAAACACTAAATCACGTAATTTGTTTTTATGTTCGTCATCGATTGGTGAATAATTTTTGGATAGAAATTTCATTGTAGACAACATATAAGGTGTGGGTGCATTTGTTCCTCCAGAAAGATCAAAATATGTATAAAATAAAGACATAATACGATTATTTAAAGGACTTACGCCGATGTCTGGATTAGGATAATTATTGGGTTCATCTGTAATATTATATCCTCCTTCCCCAATATAGGAGAATGGACTATCTACTAATGCCATTGATTGTAATTTTATATTGAATATTGTATCGGGTGATATGTAAGGTATTCCATATTGATTGCTAGCAGATACATCATACGACCCAAGACCGTTTAATCCGCTTGATCCGTTTGATCCAGATTTACCATTTGAAGAACATGTCATAGATGCTAAACATGAGGTTGGACAAGATCCGCAAGAAGAAGAAGAATATGGACCTCCATTTCCTCCGGTAGTACCATTTGTACCTTTTGAACCGTTTTTTCCACTCGATGAAGTAGATGAACTGGAAGGATCCAAATAATCATTCCATCCAAAACCACCAAAATTACCAGAAAAGTCAAAATCGGGTCCTGGGTTGTTTGACCAATAATTTGTTGCAATACTTGCTATACCAGATGCGTTGTAATTATATCCGTTAAAATTAGTAGAATTGAATTCAATTGGAGGTAGGATAACCGTTGATTTTGGGTTATTTACACTCGGCAGACTAGGTATAACATAATCTATAATATAGAAACATAGGTCTTTTAATCTCATCTTATTTTCAATCGTTGTAAAACCTTGGGATACACACATATTATTATACGTATCAATCGTGTTCATATATGGTACATTATTTTCATCAAAATATAAAGCTACAGTATCATCTACTAATTTATTCATCGATTTTTGTAAAACATCCGGACGATCGCCCAATAATTCATCCGGGTCTATGTATGGATGACGAGTTGGCCGCGGCAATGTTCTTGCACCTTCGACGAATGTTTTGTTGAAAAATATATCATTACTCAAAATTCCAAGAATACAAATTAGTATAATTATTAAAAATAAAACCAGACATGTTTCATATTTCATATTATCAATATTTCCCTCTCTATATTTATGTATTATTTTAGTATAAGAGTTCTTTTGAAAATTGGCATGGATGGTTATCAATATTGATAACA